GCTAATAGAATTGGGTCAACCATTGAGGATGAGGTAAGAATTAGGTCATTTGAAGAAGAAATTAGACCTCTATATGAAACCTTAAAAAAGAACCTACAAAAGAGTACATCCTACACCCACAAAAGAGTGGTGATGAATCACTGTATGACCAAAGCAGGTCTTACGTGGGAACCGTGGAAGCTCATCGATAAAATCCATTTAGGAACTTATTTAATTAGATTATGTCAGAATACGACTGGTCTATGTAGTTTGGTAACTAAAAGGTTAGCTAAAAATAATACACCGATATATGTAGAGGCAACTCCCAACACAATTAAGTGGATTGAACAAAAGAATAATACGGAGGAAGTATTAAATCCTAAGTACTATCCTACTATTATTCCACCGAGAGATTGGATAAACCCATACAAAGGTGGTTATCATAATGAGTTATTAAGACCTTTAACTTTACTTAAAACTAATAATCAGAACCACGTATCGGAATTAGCTAATCGTACTGACGAAATGAAACCGTTATATGATGCAGTTAATGCCTTACAGAATACTGCATGGAGAATAAATAAACCTGTTTTCCAAGTCTTAGAGACAATATGGGAACGAGGTTTGGAGATAGGTAAACTACCACCTCCAGAAAATAAAACATTACCTCCTATGCCATATAACTCTGACAATCGTCAGGAGATGAATGATTGGATTAAACAAAATAAAGAGCAATGGACTAACTGGAAACACGCAGCCAGTAAAGTTCACGAATTTAATAATAGAATCTTATCAAAAAGAGTTCAGGTAAGTAAAATCATTTCTTTAGCTAGAAAGTTCCAAGACGAACCTACGATATACTTTCCTCATCAATTAGACTTTAGAGGTAGAGCCTATCCAGTGCCTATGTTTTTAAATCCGCAAGGGGTAGAGTTCTCTCGAGCACTATTAGAGTTCTCAGAGGGCAAAAAAATGGGGTTAAATCCCCAATCTGGGCGTTGGTTAGCTATCCATGTAGCCAATCAATATGGTATGGACAAGTTATCTTTAGATGACAGGGAACTATGGACTAAAGAACATTCAGATAAGATATATGCCTGCGCTAAAGAACCTTTAGAACACATCGATTTTTGGGGTGCTGCTGATAAACCACTATCATTCTTAGCTTCAGCATTTGAATGGGCAGGGTATATGGATAATGGTAAAGAACATATCACCCACATTCCTATATCACTGGATGGTAGTTGTAATGGATTACAAATCTTTTCACTTTTGTTAAGAGACGAGATTGGTGGACACGCAACTAACTTAGTTCCTAGTGATAAACCTCAAGACATCTACGGTATTGTTGCAGAGAGAACACAAAAGTATTTGGAACAAGAAACAAGTGAGGAAATTTTACATAAAAAACGATGCCCAATTACTAAAAAGCAAGCTGCAAGACTTTGGTTAGAATTAGGAATTAATCGTAAGTTAACGAAACGACCTGTGATGGTTGTACCGTACAGTGGTACGATGTTTGCTTGTCGTGAGTATATCGAGGATTATTTAACTGAACTAAAAGATTCAGGACAGTCTATTCCTTTTGATGAAGATAACTTATTTTTTCCAACCAACTACTTAGCAAAAATAGTTTGGGATATGATTAACCAAACAGTGGTAAAAGCTCGTGAAGCCATGGATTGGCTACAACATATTAGTCGATTAGCTGCGAGTGAAAACTTACCTGTGAATTGGCAAACACCATCTGGCTTTTGGGTTAACCAACAATACAAAGAAGCAAAATCCAGAAGAGTAGATACAAGACTAGGGGATAGCGTTATTAAATTATCCATTGCTCAAGAGCAAAAGAATTTAAATAAACGAAGACAAGCCTCAGGTATCTCTCCCAACTTTATTCATAGTTTAGATGCAGCAGCAATGAAACTGACGGTGAATAAGTGCAAGCAACAAGGAATTAACTCTTTTGGAATGATACACGATAGCTACGCCACCCACGCTACAGATGTAGAGGCAATGGCTCTATCGCTTCGTGAGGTGTTTGTAGAGATGTTTAGCGAAGATATTCTTTATAAGTTCTATGAAGATATATACGCAGGTTTATCAACTAAGAACCAAGCTAAAGTTAAACCTCTTCCTGCTAAAGGAAATCTCGATATTAACCAAGTACTTAAAAGTAAGTATTTTTTTGCTTAATCATTAGTAGTTGTGCAATTAAACCCCACCTTATGATTAACTCAAAGACCTCTTTAGGTCGGAAGGAAAATAAATAAATGAAACAAATGATAACGACTCCGAAAGGTATCTGTGAATACCCTTCATTAAATAAACCTGACACTAAATTTGTAGCGGAAGGTGTATACAAAACTGGTCTTTACCTTGAAGGCAAAGATGCTGAAGATTTAAAAGACCAATTACAATCTATTGTTGACAACTTCGTTTCAACGCTAGATGGAAAAAATATAAAAAGAGCAGAACTTCCTGTGAAGCAAACTAGTGATGACAGGACAGGAATGATTTTTAATTTTAAATGTAAAGCATCAGGTACACGTTCTGATGGCACAAAGTGGTCGCAATCACCAAAACTTTTTGATGCTGCGGGTAAACCCTTTACTACAGATAAAGTTATTTGGGGTGGTACCCAAGCTAAAATTACTTTTGAACCAGTCACATACTACACCAATTTAATTGGTGCAGGTGTCTCACTGAGATTAAAAGCAGTTCAAATCTTAGAACTAGTTGAAGGCGGTTCATCCGCTCAAACGTATGGATTTACAAAAGAAGAAGGTTTTGTTGCAAACGAGGTTGAAACGAATGAAGAAGTTCAAGAGGAAACCTCTAATGCAGCGAACTACTACTAATAAATCATTTCGGTCAGGGTTAGAGGAACGAGTTGCTCAACAACTAGATGAGTTAGGTGTGAGTTATGAGTATGAAGAATTAAAAATTCATTATACCAAACCCATTGAACACTCCACCTACACACCTGACTTTGTATTGCCCAATGGCATCATCGTAGAAACCAAAGGGCAGTTCGTTACCTCAGACCGAAAGAAACATAAATTAATTAAGCAACAATTTGGAGACAGATACGATATTCGATTTGTCTTTTCTAACCCTAACACACGCATCGGAAAGAAATCTAAAACCACTTACGGTGCGTGGTGTGAAAAATTTGGGTTCAAATATGCAAAAGAAAAAATTCCACAGGATTGGATAAAAGAAAATAAAAATGGCAAGAAAACAAACTGATTACATCATCATTCATTGTGCGGCTACTAGACCGTCAATGGACACAGATGCAAAAGAAATCGATAGATGGCACCGTTCTCGTGGCTTTCTGAAGATTGGTTATCACTACGTGATTAAGCGTGATGGAACCATTGAAGATGGCAGAAGAATGGAAGAAGTCGGTGCACACTGTAAGAAATATAACTGGCGTAGTGTTGGTATTTGTATGGTGGGTGGCGTTACTGAAGATGACGTCAATGTACCTGAGAATAACTTTACCGATGACCAGTGGGTGGCACTGTACACTTTAGTACAAGACTTAATGGGTGAATATCCTATGGCTAAAGTGATTGGTCATAACGAAGTATCATCTAAGTTCTGTCCATCTTTTGATGTGCAGATGTGGTTGCGTAACAACGGATTACCTTACCAAGAAAGTGAAACCGATGGGTCAACCTCTGAAGACTGATAGTACATTTCTACAACACGAACCTTGTCCTAAATGTGGAAGTAGCGATGCATTAGCTCGTTACTCTGACGGACACGCTCATTGTTTTGGTGCAGGTTGTAATCATTACGAACACGCATCAGAAATTATTAACCCTGTAATCAAAATCACTCACGCAAATATGAAAAACTTTCAACAAGGTGAATACTTAGATTTAGTAAAAAGAAAAATCTCAAGTGAGACTTGTCGAAAGTTTCAGTATCAATGCAATGACCAATATCAGATTGCAAACTACTTTAATAAAAAAGGAGAGCTAGTTGCACAAAAACTAAGAACTCCTGATAAAAAGTTTAAGTGGGTAGGTGAGAGCAAAGATATTCTACTCTTTGGACAACAGTTGTTTAGAGATGGGGGTACACGTTTAGTTATTACAGAAGGTGAAATAGATGCACTGACTGTATCTCAATATGTCTTTCAAAATAAATATCCCGTGGTCTCTATTCCCATGGGAGTACAATCAGCAAAAAAACATATAGCCAATAACATTGAATGGATAGAGCAGTTTGAACAAGTCATCTTTTGTTTTGATAATGATGAGGCAGGCAGAAACGCAGCTATTGAATGTGCTGAACTACTGACTCCAAGCAAAGCTAAAGTATGTACCCTGTCTTTAAAAGATGCCAATGAGATGGTCTTACAGGGTAAGGCAAAAGAACTCTTAGATACAATCTACGACTCTCGTATCTATCGACCTGATGGATTAATCGATGGAATGGATACGTGGGAATTGTTAATTGAAGAGGATAATCAAGAAGCAACACCTTATCCATTTGAAGGCTTAAACGAGAAAACTGATGGTATTAGAACTAGTGAAATTGTTACGATAACTGCAGGAAGTGGTATCGGTAAGTCTCAAGTCTGTAGAGAAATTGCATACAACCTCATTAAACAAAATAAAAAGGTTGCTTACATAGCTTTAGAAGAGACCGTTAAACGGTCAGTGCAGGGATTAGTTTCTTTGCGAATGAATACACCTATTCATTTAAAAGAAGTACAAGCCAATATTAATAAAGAAGAATTAGAAGAGGCGTGGAAGTACATCGCATCTAAATCTTTCTTTTATAGTCATTGGGGTTCTTCGGATGCTGACACCATTATGAGAAAGATTAAATGGTTAAACCAATCTTTAGGTTACAGCCACATAATCTTAGACCACATCTCCATTATGATTTCAGGAGTCAATGAAGGTGATGAGCGAAGAATGTTAGATAACATTATGACTCATCTTCGAAAGTTAACTCAAGAACTGAACATCTCTTTAATTGTTGTATGTCACTTAAAACGATTAGAGGGAAACAAAGACCACGTAGATGGAGTGAGAACATCACTTGGACATTTACGAGGAAGTGCTGCGATAGCACAACTATCCGATATGGTTATTGGGTGTGAGCGTAATCAACAAGATGAAGAGAACCCACATGTAATGACTGTCCGCATACTTAAAAATAGATACTCAGGTGAAACAGGAGTTGCCTGTCAATTACAATACTCTCCTGATACTGGAAGATTAAATGAACTCGGAAGATTACAACCTGAAAATGAATCGGGAAGAAGAGAAAACCATTACTAATTTTGTTGATGAGTACATTCTTGCTGACCCATATTTTAAAACATTAAGTCGTAAAGCACAAAAGGAAACACGTAGAACTTTTATTATTGTGATGCGTGCAGTATTTAAAGCAAACAATTATCCAAATGTTGTTCCAATAATATTTGCTCATTCCTATCAAGCGGCTGAAGTTATTGCAGATGCGATGAATAAAGTTTCACAAATTATCCCCGGTGTGGAACGCATCCGCATACAAATCACTAACTAAACCGAAAGAGGTAAATTATGAAAAAAGAATATGTCTTTGACATAGAGTCGAATGGTTTATTGGATGACCTAACAACTATCCACTGCATTGTATTAAAAGAAGTAAACACACAACAACTCTACAGTTTTGAACCTAATGAGGTTGAAAAAGGGTTAGAATTGTTAAGTAATGCTGACCATATTATTGGTCATAACATTATTAAATTTGATATTCCTGCTATTCAAAAGGTCTATCCCAAATGGCAAACTAAAGCCCAAGTAACGGATACTATTTTATGTTCTCGTTTGATTTGGTCAGATATTAAGGACAAAGATTTTAAATATGCAGCAATGCATAAAGAGTTTCCTATGAAGATGATAGGTAAACATTCTTTAGAGTCTTGGGGATACCGATTAGATTTTCATAAAGGTGAATATGGTAAGACTACTGATTGGTCTGAGTGGACACCTGAGATGCAAGCCTACTGTGAGCAAGATGTTCATTTAAATACAAAGTTGTATGAAGT